TTCCTCTTGCTTACCCTCTTTGTGAGTAATTTTACTATGTTTATTGAGTATTTTCTCTTTGTGCCTTACACTACACTTTATGTTTTCTTGAGCTTTTGTAGTGTATGGCTTCTCTTTGTGTTCTGTGCCTAACAATGTCTCACTTATAGATGGCTTTTCTGCCATAGTTTTCTTTACTTCATCATGGAATTTATCTAATGCTTTATTTATGGCGTTATCTTTTTTTGTTTCATATGCATTGCTTCTGCATTTTGGGCAACTTAGCATTAAATCTTGAGTAAATTCTACACTTGAATTTGTGTTCTCTACCTTATCCCATATCGTTCCACAATTTACACATTTTACTCTTGTTCTCATTTCTTCCTCCTTAACATCCTCTTTATTCCCTTAGATGATATTACTTTGTCCTTCTTGCTCTTTAATCTCTTTAGGGCTATATTGTTCTCGTTTAGCTCTATTAGTGTGGCTTGCATATCTATCAGCTTGTCTGTTAAATGTTGTGCTAATATGGTTGATTTTCTAAGGTTCTTTACAAACTCTTTTGCTAATTTGTCTTGTTTTTTCATCCCTCCCCCCTTCAGTCCTTTGTTAGATTTTAACCCCTGTCCCCATCTTCTAATATATCCGTTTATAGAGTGCTAATTATCTCTCTTACTACGTTTACCGTTACTCCGTTCCCGCATAATTTATATCTTTGTGTGTCTGATATATTAGGTTCTTTTGTCCAGTTATCCGGTAGTCCTTGTAATCTTTCAGTTTCTAAAGGAGTCAATCTTCTAATACTACTACTGGCATAAATTGATTTCTTTTGAACATCATTGGATTTCCGTATTTCTTGTATCTCTGATAATGTTTCTCGCAATACCCCAAACCCTTTTGCAGTTTTCCGCATACCTTGCATACCTTTTTCTTTCTGTGCTGCTTGTTGTGGCAACTTCTGCATATCTCCATTAGATTTTCTACCTTGTTGTTGTGCCAGTCGTTGTCTATATGGTGTATCTCCGTTTTTTTCTTTTTCTTGCATATCTGACATATTCCCTTTCTGTCCTTGAAATCTCTTCTTGCTCTCCAATGTTCTGTCATCCAGTTTGCCATTATTTCTCTCCTCCACTATCTCAACTGCATTAGTCCTTCCTGTGTCTAAGGTAAATACGTTACCATCTTCTCTTGTTAGATGTCCTGTTCCACCTTTACCGGATTTACTGCTACACGGTAGCATATTGTGGACTAATATTGGAACGTGTCCACCACCTTTTCCCATAGCTTCACCTAAACACGTAGACATATCTTTCATAACTCCTGCATTTTTTTGAGTGCTTCCTATAACTACAAAATTATTTTCTTTCCTTCCACCCTCTCGGGTAGTTATGGATGTAGATAATTGGGTTTCTGGTTCTGTCCTTCCTTCTCTTCCTGTATGTGCTTTACCATTTTCTCCGATAGGAAATACTTGCTTGAAACATTCTTTTCCAAGATGTCCGATAATGAACACCCTTTCCCTATTTTGCGGAACTCCGAAGTCCTTGCTGTTAAGTATTTGCCATTGCAAAATATACCCCAAGTCAGAAAAGGTTGAGAGGATAAGTCCAAAGGTTCGCCCTTTATCGTGTGACAGAAGCCCTCTGACATTTTCCAAGAGCAATAGTTTAGGTCTTTTAACGGATACAATCCTCGCAATTTCATAGAAAAGAGTTCCTCGAGTATCTTCAAGTCCTTTTCTTTTCCCAGCAATACTGAAAGCCTGGCAAGGGAATCCCGCAGTGAGCAAATCGAAGTCTGGCAATTCTTCTGGAACAATTCTTGTTGCATCTCCATACTCCTTTATTTGTGGAAAGTGGTATTTATATACCTGAATAGCATATTTGTCTATTTCACTAAATCCTATTGTTTCTATTCCGTTATCTCTGGCAGCTATCGTAAATCCGCCATATCCGGTGAACATATCGAAGTGCTTATCAATGTGCTTCATATCATCCCCTTAAAATATATTAATCCCTACTCCCAGAACCCAGCCGATTGCGAACAGTATCATGGTTATTATACACACTTCTCTTGTTAGGTCTTTACAGTTATCTCTCTTGTAGTCTCTTATTGGCTTTAATAAGTCTGTTTTCATACTCCCTTACCCTTTGATTGTTGCTATACAAGTTATTGTATGTATCTATACAAATTCTTGTATGCTTTACCCTTTGATTGTTTTATCTTCTCTATAATTTAAGTAGTTTACTTGCTACAAATATACACGTTACTGCGAATATAAGGATTACTATTATCTTGAGTAAACGCCAAAATTTATGCGTTGTGCTTTCTTCTGCTTGTGCTGTGCCCATTACTATCTCGGCACGGTCTATTACTCCTGATATGGCTTCTACGTTTATTGGCTTTGGGTTGCTTGCTGGATATGTAATATCGGCTTCTTTGGGTATGCGTATTTCTTTAGGCATTTCTGTTACTTCATATTTAATTTCTTCTGTCGGCTCTAGCTTGTCTAATATCTCTTGTTTACTCTCGGTTAATGGTATCGGCATTTCCACTTTTGGACTAACTATGGCCTTGTTACAGCTTGTTAATAAGATTAGTAAGATTAGATACTTCATTTGTTCCTCCTGGTTATTTTGTATTTTCTTAATTCCTTGTGTTTATATAGCTTGTTATGTATTATGTCGTGGTGATAGTTGCATATTGCTATTACGTCTTCTAGTGTGTCTTTTCCCCCTTGTGCCCGGCTTAGTACGTGGTGTACTGCGTCTGCCGGATTACTGCATCTTGTCCCGTTTATCTCTACTTCACATCTGCCCTCGGATCTGTCCATTAGCTCTCGTTTAAATTTGTCTGTATACACCATTCTTTATCTATCCACTCCTCTATCTTCCAGGGTTTATAGTTCTGCTTTATCCATATCTGTTTTCTACACGCCGTCATGTCATCTGCTATCTCTTGTCTTTCTTTACGGCTTATATATCCGCTCTTTACCTGTATTCCCACTACACACGCCCCTTCTTCCCTGTTTGTTATCCAGGGTATTGCAAAAAGGTCATATACCCCGTGTGATCCGCCTGCCTTTATTACTGTATATCCCCTCTTACGCATTATATCTCTTACCTGTCTTTCCCTACGGCTCCCTTTAGCTTTTGTGTTCATGTTGTCTCCTGCTTTTGAGTCTCCAAAGACTACAATAAAATTTTTTGATATTATATGGGAATATGTTTTCTGGACTATATACATTTCTACTACAATCACTATACCCCTTGTAATATCCTTCTTCAAAAAAGCAATAATACTTACAATTTATACAGCTCTTTTTCATCCCATCTCCCTTACCAGTTGTTTAGGATCGGGATATACCGGTATACCCATTTTGTTTGCTATTCTTATCTCCTCTTTTACACCTTTAGAGTTCTCCCATCCAGGTACTAAAAATACTGCATCACTTACCTTCATCCATTCTAGGCTGTTATAAAAATAGTCGTCACGTTCATAATAACCAAATTTAATCCCCATCATTACATCTACACCAGGTATGTATACTGCAAATCCTTCTAATCTTATGCTCTCCGCCCACTCCATCATTATTGAAACGTTCTTAATATACTGCGTTACATCTGCTGTTAAGGCTCCTGCTATGTAAATTCTTTTCAATGTGCCTCCTTATAGTAGCCCTGCTTCGTTATGGATTCTCCTTTCAGAAAGATTTACATAAGATTCATTTAGTTCTATTCCAATATATTGTCTGTTGAGTTTCCTTGCTACCAGGCTTGTAGTTCCTGCACCGCTGAAAGGATCTAATACTATACCACCTTCAAATCCTGCGTTACAACCACAATCAGAGTATGAATATTCTTTAACTTGGCTCATGCTTTCTAAAATTCTACGTTTCGTTTCAGATGGCTTTTGTGCACCAGTTCCTTCGTATTCTTTAACTTCTTTACCTTTATATTCTCCCTCTGAATTACACCCTGATACTTTCATACTATCTGTTACAGTCTTACCAATAACCTTTTCTATTCGTTTCCTTACTTTACCACAATTCTTGCATACATATTCAGGACATCCTGCCTTTATAGGCGTTATACATAGTTCTTCTGGATATACTGCAAAGTGAGCTTCACTATATGGTTTAGGGTTAATGTTCCATACACAGCGTTTGTTGCGACCTTGCTCGTTTACAAACCTCTCGCCCATCTTTTCGGTATGCACACCATTATTACTCTGAGTAGATGGTCTATCGCAATCCCAACCATACTCTGCCCTTTTAATCGATTCTTCCTTTACTTCTTCAAACTGCTGTTCAAAGTAATACTTCTTCTGTTTACTGAATAAAAAGATATACTCAAAATCTACTGTAAATCTGTCTTTAACTGATGACGGCATACAATTAGACTTATACCAGATTATAGTGTTTCTTAATATCCAACCTCTGTTTACCATTTCTATTGCGAATCGGAAGGGTATCATTACAAGGGATTTTTCAAGTCCTCTTGTTGCATCTTGATTACCTTTGCTTGCTCCCATTTTGCTTGTTGTATATCCTAAGTTTTTTGTTTTATCTGTATGTCCAGTAGAATTACCACTACCACCATAGGTATCACCCAAGTTTACCCATACCGTTCCTGTATCTTTTAATACTCTCTTTACCTCGTCAAATATGTTGCATAGCTTATTGATGTACTCGTCAAATGTCGGCTCAAGTCCGAGCTGATTATCTACTCTGACTGCACCACATTTAGAACAAGTATTTACCATTTCAGATTTTGCTTTTGTCCTTTCCTCATTTGAAAGAGTATTCAGGCATTTCGTAGAGCAGAATTTATTACCTATTTTGCCATTGAAGTTCTTGCCACATACCTGACATTTTAATAATGTGCCTATTTTATTAAACTCTTTTCTTGATGGTCTTTCCCAATCTCCCTCATATCCCTTTATGTTATTTTGTGCCTTATGGTCGCAATCAGGATTACCACCTTCCCATTTAGCCGTTCCATAATCCCTTAAAGCCCAATATGGCGGAGAAGTCATACACATATCAACCAGTTTATCAGGCATAGTCTTTAATACTTCTAGTGAGTCACCACAGTGTATTTTGTTTGTCCAGGTCATTTATTCTTCCTCTTATTTACTTTTTCTATCATGCTTGCAAAATTCCATTCATACCCATATCGTATCATATATTTCATACCTCTTGATGCTGGCTTTAATGCTTTGTTAAATTTGTCGTTCTTACGTTTATTCATTTCTTCTTCCTCTTTACGCTTACTACTACGTGTGGATCACCAAATCCAAATGTTATTTCCCCTAGCTCTTCTGCTTTATGGTCGTCTGTGGCTTTTATTTCAAAGTTAAATTCATCTCCATCTGCATATCTCATTGTTATTGTGTAGTCCTTGTGCTTTTTTAGTTTCTTTTTTAGTTCCTTTTTCACTTTAATATCCTTTAGTTATCTTCCTTTTATCCCCCGTAGGGTTGTTGCGTTCTTTGAATACTCCTATTACCGGCCTTACTTTTGTTTTCTTTCTTAACGTACCGTCCTTTTTAAATCTGTTTGTTCTGTTAGGTTTCCTAATGTCCATTCTTCTTTCTCCGTATTATAAAATATGTTCCAGTCCCATACATGTAAATGCTCCATTTCTGTGTAAAAATCGTTTGTCTTGGGATCTTTATAGGGTGGTTGCTGTTTGTCTATTTCCCTTTCTACCTTTTCCAGTTCGTCCCGGGTAAGTCGCCCTATCTTCTTTATCTTCCCGTCAAACATGTATGTCCTCATCTCTAACGGACTGTGTCTCCTCTGGTTCTCTAGTTCCCTATCGTGTAGTCTTTCTACGTCAGGTTTAGTAAGTTGCTTAATGTATGCTGCCCTAGGCCATTCGTATATTATCACTCTTCCCTCCCCTTAGTTCTACGGTCTATTTCCCATTGTGATGCGTTCTTTACTATTGTTTCTATAGTCCAGTCCAGCTTCTTGTGGTTAAACCGGCTCCCTAGTTGATCTATGCAATCTACCGCAGTTTCCCAGCTAGTGAAATACTCTAAAAGCTGTTTAGCACTCTTAGAACACCTGGGAAAGTTCAGTTTGTCCCATTTCTTGTCATTTAAGTCAAATCCTTTCTTTACCTTGTAGGCTAGTACTATACGCTGTTCGGGTGTCTTTTCCCGAACCTTTTTCTTTTTATCTCTCTCTTCTTCTACTTCTACTTCTCTATCTCCTTCTCCTTCTACGGTGTCACTTGGCTTGTAACTTTGGTTTGTAACCTCATTTAGTAACTTCTCTCTGTATGGTTTCTGCCTTTGGTACTCGCTTTGGTATTTCTTCCAGTTCATTATTTCTATCTTGCCATTCAGATGAACCCCTATTTTATCATACTGTACTAGCTTATCTATGGTTTTCCCTATCAGGTCTGTGTTTGTGTTTAATAGGGATGCTAGCTGTTCCCATGTGTACCCCATATCTTTTGTTATGCAAATCTTACCCGGATATGGTGAGTCTCCTGCCAATAACAAAAAACCAATCCATACAAATCTTTCAGCTTCGTTCAGTTCTTTAAACATAGTTCCCCTCAATGTTTGGTTTACCCATAGTTTGATCCATGTTCTTCTCATTCTAACTCCTAAATATAGTAGGGGCACACCCTGTCGGCAAGGACAAGACACATCATAAGATGGGTGTTTGTGTGCCCCCATTCGTCGTCAATAATTTTGTTGGATTTAATATATCTCGTCCTTGCCATGTTAGTAGTATAACACATTTTTAAAAGTTTGTCAAGGGGTTTAAATAAATTCTTTTTGTGCCCTCCATGCTGATGCTGTACGTCCTGTCATTGTACAAGGTCTCTTTGTGGCTTCGTATACCAATCCCTTCATCCGGAGTTCAAGGATCCGCGGGGTTATTACATTTATTGCTATTCCGGTGTGCCGGCTTATCTCCGTGTTGGTTAAAGCATGCTCCTGGTTCTGTAAGAAATCATATATCTGTCTCTGTAATCTGCCTAGTTTTGGTATTAGGTCAAGATATGCTTGTTTTGATGTATCTGATACATTACTCATTATACCCCCTGTTCGTTCAAATGTGAGCGTTTACATAGATATAGAAATCACTATCTACGGTTCTTTGGTTTACATCTGTGGCAATAGTATGGTGTGTATATCTCTTTTTCCTTTAAACCAGTTATAAGGAATTGTGTCACAGGTACAGCTTTATATTTTATTCTACTCTTCCCTTCTACCGCCACGCATTTCCTTATCATACATTTACACTTATCACAGGTTACTATCTCTTGGTTGTCATCTATTTTGGTTAGTCTGTCAATTAAAGGCTGTATCATTTCTTTTACTTCTTTCTTATGTTCCTTGGTAAACTTCCGTAACCTTTCTATTTCTCCTTCTTCTGTTTTTGCTTCTGGTATTTCCCCTGCTAATGGATCGCCTAGCCAAATACTTGTGATCCCTAGATACCTCCTTAGTTCTCTGTCTTTTCCGTCTGGTATTCTTACGATTATAACTACCGATAAAATCATCCCTAAAAGAAACGCACATACAAGCATTATTACTATTTCCATCATTCCCCCTGGTTACGATATATTGTTAGTAGTATATCATCTCCTTCTGGTGTGTCAAACTTGGCTTCATATACCTCCTGTTTCCCGTCTTCCCGTTTTATTATTACTCTTATCGTGCCTTTCTTTAATGGTGCAAAGGCCTGTTGCTTACGTTTCATTATCCCTCCTGTAGATATGGCTTTGTCTGGCCGGCATATTTAAGGATGCTCTGTCCCAGGCTTATTCTCTTATCAAATGCGTTTACTATACCTTCTATCTTGTCTCGGATCTTACGTTCAAGGGCACATTTGGATTTTAGTTTTGTTTCCCTGTCTAGATCTGTTATGTATTTTGTCTTAGGTTCCATTCTACTGTCCTCTGCTATGTCCAAATAGGCATTGGCATCTGCTAATAAAGACGTAGCTCTTTCATACCAGGCCACACATTCACCTAGGTCAGTTTCTAGTCCCATATGTTCTGGTAGCTTGTTTCTTAAAAGTTTCTTCATGTGTAGTATGGTTTCTATGTTGTCTAAAAGCCATTCATCATATGGTGGTATCTTTTTTGCTCTTTCTAACAATTCTTGTTGTTTCTTCTGCTCTATTTCTTGTGCTTCTATGTCCATCTATTTCCCCCTCTGGCAAAAGCCCTTTACATCACAGTATTTATCACATTTCTTTCCTTTCCAGGTCTCTTCTATGGTGCATGGCGGTAGGTCTTTGTCCTCTTTTTCATGTGCTTCACGTATGTCGTTTAGTTTGTCTTTTATCATCTTCTCTGTTTCGTCTAATGTCATTAGTTTTAATGGCACTTCTACTATTGGGCTTGTAGGATAGCCGTTTTTCACGTTCCTTGCTGCCCAGTCACGTAATATCGCTATTATCACCCCTGTGTCCTTTAATATCACCTTCTTTGTCTTGGCATATAGCCATCTATATATGCTTAGTTGTTTAGACCAGTCTAAAAGTCGGGACTTATATACCAGAGTAAAAGCCGAGGTACACTTAAAGTCGGTTATAGTACCGTCTTTGATTAAATCAAATTTACCGCTTATACTATATCCGTCTATTTCCGTTGATAGTCTTTCTTCCTGTGCTTCGCCTATTTCTACTTGTTCCAGGGCCAGGTGTACAGCAGATCCAAATAAACTCCATATTCTGTCTGCACTGTCTATCTCTATTTCGTCTGAATGTCTACGGGTTAATACTATTTCTCTGGTAGATTTTAATAGTTCAGTAGCAGAATAATGGTTCTTGTCCTTGTTGTGATCGTACATATCTAAACTTAAATACTTGTGTATCACTTCCGGTAATTTGCTCTTATTTACTATTTTCACTTTTCCTCCTATTTGTGAAATATACATCTTTCTTCCCATTTGTTTTGAATAAATGGCGATACATTTTTTAGTTCTACTATTAGTATAGCCCATACATCGTCTTGTTTTATCACTTCAACCACCCTACTCCATTCACTCCCATAATTACCACTATAATTAAGTATATCAGTGGCATCTACTAGGTCATATATCTGAACCTTGTATGCTTTCATGTATGTGTTTTCTTTCAAAACGGTATCCCCTCTTCTTCTACTACCTTACCACCTACCTTCTCTGCTATGCGTTCTACTGTCTTTTTGAAATTCTCTTTGTTCTTATCCTGGTCGGGTGGCTCGCCAAAACGTCTCGTGTGTTCGTGTGCTTCCATAGGTGTCATTTCATAGGTAAAATCAATACCTCTTTTGGCTACATAATCTGTTCTATCACATATCTCTTGGAGTGACGGCATTTTTTCATACAAGATTGGGAACATGGTTTTGAATGCCGACTGCCACGTTATACTACGCTTTTCTTTCCATGCTTTATCAGCCCACATCTCTCTTTCTTCGTTAGGTTTCTTGTTATCCGATGGCTCTGGTTTCTCTGTGGTGGTAGCTTCTTTTGGCATGGCTTCTCCTCCCAGGTTAAAACTACCTGATGAGCTTAGTGAGGTTTCTTCTTGTTTTGTCTTTTTGCTCATATACTTGTTTACCTTACATCTGTCTATTACTACCCTTGTACCTTTCATGTCCTCGCCTATCTGGGCTTTTGTCATAGATACATATATCTTTTCATCTCCGTCTGCTAACATTACATTCTGTACGTCAAATGTCGTTCCTGGCTCCCTACCCGGCTTTGTTTCTACCTTTCCTATCCATTTTAATGTTCCCTCTACGTCCAGTCCGCTTACTCCGTTTTTCATACCTTTAATGTCTGCGATCTTCATAAACCCTCCTTATACTCCAAAGATTGAATTACATATTTTTGCCATTATCGGGTGTAGATTGCTCTCATCCCTTACCCTTCCTGCCTCTTCCTCCCTGTCTTTTAATAGTTTATCATAACATTGCTCACATAAACCCTCAAATTCCTTACAGTCCTGTTCTGTTATCTCTTCCCCGCAGTTCTCACATACTATTGCCTCTCTTTCGTATACATCATCCGGCTCTTGTCTGTTTGAATACTTTATGTCCATCACTACCTCCCTATCCTTTAATAAACACCCAAAAATATGAATGTATCTTTCTCAAGTGTCTTTGGGTTAGCTTTGAGTTCGCTACCTTGCCTCGTTCTATTGACAATATCGCTAAATCCTTTGCATAAAATCCCTGCTCTCGCGCCCACTGCCATACAAGACAATGTGTCATAGTAGTCTTACTGTCAGTATAATCTTGGCACTTGAATATTAGAAGTCCTTTCTTTTTCAATACCCTGTATGCTTCCTTTAGTATTGATTTGTATAATTCTTCTAACTCTTGAAAATCTTTGAATATACCATGTGTTTTTGATGAGTAGTAATTAGCAGACTTTCCGTGTATTCCAAACATAAAGGGTGGGTCTAAAATCATACTATCTATGCTATTATTTTCGTGATTAAACAAATTATCTGCTCTGCCAACAGGACAATAATTTACTTGTGGACTAACATCATAAATATATGTTGGTATGCCTAATCCATTTTTATAGAAATTTCCCTTGAAATACATTGGGTCAAGCGATATATGTTTACCATCATTATGTATCTCTAATAATGCTTTTAGTAAATCTTGTTCATTCGTGAATACCGATTTGTGTATCATCACTACCTCCCTATTTGTCTGTAATTTCTATTTCATCTATATCGTCAATACTAAAAACTTGCCCCGTACTTCTTTTATCACTTTCAAATGCTATCCTGTCAGTATTAGCAAAATTATAGTGTATTTCACTTAACTTAGTATGTTCCTGTTCTTTGCAACCATTCTTGTAATATAATGAGTGTTTCTTGAATTTAATAATTGCTTTCATCACTACCTCCCTAAAAAGTGTATTGCTATGGCTGATAAGACTACTATATATATTATCCATCTTGTTAGATTTACTTTAGTGTGATTTACAGGGTACTTCTTTCTGGGTGGCTGATACTTGGGATTGTTAACTCGATATACTGATAAGGGTGGTTTACTTATTCTCATTCTATCTCCTCCGTGTATGATATTGTAAACTCAAATACGTAGTTGCGTATCTTTCCGTTCTCTACCTTACATATTATCAGTTTCTTGTTGTAGCAGGTTATTCCATGTGGCTTTTCCTGGTAGTCAAATGCGGTAGGCATTATCTCAATACAGTCATTAGATATTCCGTGCTTTGCAATGTAAGAGTCTGGATCAAACTCCGTATATGCTATTGATATGATGAATAATAACAAGGCCACAAGAACTGGTGAGGTACGGACGGAAGTCCGCAGAGGAGTTCTCTTCTTGTGACCTATCGTGGTTTTATGATTTTGTGTTTTCATTGTCCTCACCATTACCCTGATTATAACACATAAAAAACATTTTGTCAAGGGGTTTAAAAAAAAGAGCAGGCCAGCGTATAAGGGATAAGACCTGCTCTCTTTTGGTTATTTGAATTTTGCTATCAGTCTTTCAATAGTCGGAAGTATCTTGTCGTCTAGTTTGTTCGGGCTTTCTTCTATCAAAGCCTTTAATCCTTCTAAAAAGTCTTTCGCTTCGGCTGCGTATTTCTTTTTCAGGTTCTCAAAAAGTTCTGCTAAGTCGCTTAACATGTTTAGTAGGTCTAGGATCTGTTTTAACTTCTTCATGGTATCACCCCCTTGTTTCTTAGTTCATTTAATTCTTTTTGATACTTTCGTTTCTCTTCCTGTAGATTGTTCCTGTGGTTTATTAAGGCAAATAACTTGGTAACTGTCATACTTACTATACCTATTAAGGCTGTTATCACGGCTATCAGTCCTGCTATGATTTTCTTCATTAGTCCTGTATCGTTGGTTACGTCACGGTTTACAGAGTTGCCTACTCCTACCTGTGCGTTGGCTTGTACTTTCAGTTTAATGTCCTTTATTTCAAGTTTGTTATCGTTTATCCCTGCCTGTAGGTTAGTATCTACATTCTCTAATTGGTTAACAGTTTTATTGAACAACTTAGGCGAGACACCGAACAAGGCTCCGAATACATTTGAATACATTGTAATACAAAGTAATACAATTAAGACTCTCATATATACCCCTCTGTATCTTTACGTTTATAGGTAGATTTATCCCAGTCTATCTCGCCTTTAGTCATATCACATACTCCGTAACCTATGGTAGAAAACTTGTATTTCATTTTACCATTATAGGGATAGTCCATCTTCCCTGTCAGGCACCCTGTCATTACTATTCTCTTACCGCCTATTTCAAACTGGTGCTGTTTGTGTGTGTGGCTCTGGTATACTATATCCCATGCTTTTGCCATTCTCGGTACCAGATCTTCCCATATCTGAAAGGCCGTTGTGTATGGGTTCCGGTGGTTCTTCTCTATATGTGTGAAAATCGCCTTTCCTACCTGAAAGATATATTGCGGGCTTATTACTATGTTAAATACCCCACTCTCTTCAAATAGTTCCTTGTAGGTCTTTATAAACTTCTCTATTTCATGTATCTGTTCTTTGTCCTGTGACATATAGGTTAATACCTTTAATAGTCTGTTGTCATGGTTTGCCTTTACGAATATTATATGGTCGTATATCTTCTCGGCTACTTTTAGTACCTTGATAAAACTGTTTATCTCGTCCCAGGGTTTAGATGTATCTCTGCTCGTCAGATGGTATCTGCTGAAAGAGTCCAGGTTCGCTACGTCACCGTTAAATACACACATCTTTTTACCTTTCAGTTTAGAGGTTTCCTTAAAGGCTTTCTCTAACAAGTCATATCTGGTGTAGGGTACGTGTAATTCAAAAATGTCAATGTGTCCGGTAAACGCATTAAACCTGTCTTCTAGTACCAGCCTTTCCGTGCGGTTTACTTCCCAGTTTGATAACTCCCTAACTAAGCCATATCCCTTTATGCTTGGCATTACTCCCCCCTTATTATTTTGTTGTCTTTGTATTCAGGTTGATATTCAAGGAATTTCTTTAGATATTTTTCTGCTAGTACAACAAATCTTTTTTTGTTCTTTATTATTTTGCATACGCCCCTGGGTGGGATTCTTAGGTTTACTGCCAATGTCACATACGGCATTTTTTCTTTTAGGTGTGAGTATAGTTCTTCATATCCTTCGTAGTACCATTCTTTGCTTTCTAAAAAATCAGTAATAATTCTTTTTGCTCCTTTCTGCTTGGCTTTCTCTTTTAACCCTGGCATCATTACCCCCTTATTACTTATTCCTTGAAACAATAATACTAAATAAATAATAGGTTGTCAATACCCTTATAAATATTTTATATTTTCCTTTAGGAGCCGTCTTATGCCAGCAAATTCATTCTTCTTTGTTGCCCGTTCAAATTCTTCCATACGTCTCATCAGCACGCTTCCGTAATATCCGTTTGCGTCTACTACAAAGTTATCTCCGACGTAAATACCTACATGTCCTACTGTGCCAGATTTTCTACTGTGTTTGAATAGTAAGTCGCCTACCTTTACTTCTCCGTGAAATTCATCACTGGCTTTATATTGGTATCGTGATCCGTCAGGTATTTTTATTCCTATCTGATAATATAAATATTCTATAAGTTCACTACAATCTATTTGTTTTATATCACTTATTTTTGAGTCCAGTTTTACCTCTGCACCGTATTTATATGGTATGCCTAGCATGGACATGGTTAATTCTTTTATTCTGGCTTGCTGTTCTTCGGTTAGGTTTACAAACATCTCTTTCTCCTTACACTCTATACATACAAGCGTCCCGTGTAGTATTTTCCCGCACCCCCCGCATCTTATATCGTTACCACCTATTGCCACCCCAGGTTTACGGCTTCTAAACCATTTTAATAAGTCCACATTAGCCCCCAAATAGTAACATAACTACATATAAAATTAATATTATTACCCATATATATAAAAATGTCATCTGTATTTAAACCTCTTTTTTCTGGGTTTTATTCCTTTAATGCGTCTTTCTATTTTAGGTAAATCCTTTTGCAGTTTGGCTTCGTATTCCCTTGTCTTTTCTCCACCCTTGGATATTCTAAGGTACCTGGACAATATAGGTATTTCACGTACCATCTTCTGTAGTGGTGTCAGGTCGGGTTTCTTTTTCTGGTCGTAGTAGCGTAGTTTAGATCCTATTATCGGTAAGCTACCTAACCCCATTTTGCTTAGTTCGTATTTTGTGAATTTCCATATTGGTATTCCGTGTATTGTGCCTTTTGTTCGTATAAATTTCATTTCATCATCAGTAAATACCGGCTTGCCTCTCCATGTATCGTATGGGCTTTTCCCCTGGGCGAATTGCAGTATATCGTTTGCTATGGTTATACCAGGCGAAAATGTCGGTACCTGCCCGCCCCATACAGAGAATATATCGCCAAAGTCACGTAATATGTTTTTCTTGTTTATGTTCATTATCTTGTGTGCCATAGCACCTATTATACGTCCTTCTTCGTCCTGGGGTAGTCTTAAATACACACAGTTGCCTTCTTTGTCTATCCATAGCGGTACACAGTTATAGTTTGTCTTGTCGTATTCTGGTATCTTATCGTACATCTTTTTTAATATTTCGCCGTATACTCCGGCCCCTGCTAGTGTCATCATTAGTTTAGGGAATATGTTAATCCAAAATGTCTTATACCAATATCCGCTTCTTGTCTTGGGATTACTAAAGGCCATTTCGTATGTAGACCTCATACCTTCTTTGATAGCGTTACTAAATAAGAATACGTTGTTATATGCCCTTCCCAGCCTTCCAAACCGTCTAAAGTCAGGGCTTCCCCAGTAGTTCCTTACTATATGTCCTCGTTCTTGTATTGGTATACCCCTGTTCTCTAGCGTTGTATATCCGGCTACCTTCGGCATGGTTTCTATTACTTCTGATAAGTCACCTATAAATGACATTATTTTCTTTACCGGATATAAGATTCCCTTATGTGTATCTTTGCTTGTCATGCCGTATCTCTGGGATATATATTCCATTTCTTTAAAATCTGTCATATCCCCCATGTCTATCAGGTTGTTATATGTCATACCCAAAATCTTGTTGTTTCTCATCTCTGTTATTAGGTAGTCCTCTACGCCTCTTACCCTGTTCATTGCGTGCGGTATTGCCTTGCCGTATTGCTTTGTTGTGTCTATTAGAGATAATAGCATAGACTTGTGCGGGTTAGCCTTTACGGATCTTAAAAAGTCCCTCATTAGGTTGTAGCTTTGGAAACCTAAGTTAAATCCTACGAATATCGGCCTAAACCATCTGGAGTTTACAAAGGCCAGTCCTTTTACCATGTTGTCTAATACATCTATTTTTGTATATCCTACTGTGTCTGCTATGTACGGATCTACGTTATATCCTTCCCATTTTCCGTTACGTTTGAATTTCAGTAGTCCTCTATCGGGTTTAGCTCTAAATTCAAAAAACTTCCCTGTTTTATATCCACGTATCTTTTCTATGTCTTCTGGGAAATTCTGTGTTAAAAAATCCCCTACTTTACGCCATACCTTGTTTTTGAAGTTTGCCCTTATGGTACCCATCATTTTAAGTGTCGTGGCTTCTATGGGGTTTGCAGATTCTTTAAAGGTTCCTTTCTGCTGTATAAAGGACGGTGTTACGTACTGTTTTAAATAGTCCAAAACTTGCGTTGTAGCGTATTTCGGGTTACTGCGTACCAGGTTTATCTGGTCTTCTGTTAAAAATCCGTCTTCATAGCATTGTTCCATTATGGCCTTGTTCTGTTCGTGCCAGGCGTTTATTTGGGTTTTCATCTTGTTATATCTGTTCTCGCCCATTCTACGTCTTATATAGTTCAGCATCTCTTTAGATGTTTCGGGTGTATATCCCAAAGGCCTAGCTATTCTCTTATCTACTGTCTTTGGTACTCCGTTGTCGTCCAGTACCACTTCTTTGGAGTTGGCTATATTCTCGTGAAATACGTATTCTCCTATGTCTTCCCATGTAAAGCCGTCATCTCTTAGTATTTTAAATGTGTTATCTACCTGCTCTACATAGTTTGTTATCGGCCCAGACACGTAGTTAAGTTCCTCTAAAAAGTATACAGGATCATCCTCTGGGTTTATCTTCTTGCCTAGTCTCACGGCTTCACGGTGCTTGTTTATCATTGCCATATTCTTGTCTATTAAACTGTCAGCTATTATAAAGGATAGTTTCTTTTTCATTCTAAGTTTCTGGTGTATGTTCTCTGCGTATAGCCTTTCACCTTTTCTAAACATATCCTGTACTTCTTCAGACCGTCTTGCGTATTTTACCTCTTCGGGTGCCGTTAGCTGTTCTCTTAGCCATTTATATGCTTTCTCTACTTCCGGTTTACGGCCTAGTTCTTCATGCCATATTTCAAAGAATTTCGGTGCTATTTCTTTTACCTTTTCGGGTTCGTTTAAAAGGACGCTTATAGTATCTGCATAGAGTTCTTTAGCACTATATCTGTATTTAGTGTATTCAGGGTTCAGGTCTTCGTCAAATGGTGTCCAATACTGTGTCAAATTCTCCAGGTCAGTCTTTATTATCTCGTTGTTCAGGTCGTCTAATATGGTCTTTCTAAAGTTGGTTAATGTATATAGTCTTCCTAGTATGTTCCCACGTTTCATTAGGTGGTCTGGTAGCCAATCTACTAAATGCCCTATTTCATGTGCCAAAACCTTCTCTGGTAAGCCAGGCTTTTTAAAGATGTCTTTTCTTAGTGCTATTTTACCCTCTGTACCCATATAGTAAAAACGTCCTATTGCTTTACCCATATAGTTACGTATCTCCGGTACGCTTCCCATTAGGTCTTTAGCCATTCTTACTAGTTCTGGTAAGTTAGTTGTAGTGTTAATTACTACTTCAGGATCACGGCTAATAGGCTCTGCAAATGCTGTCCCAGATGGCGTTGTGCCCTTTTTAGTCATAGGCAAATTTGGTTTTTTGTCATCTGGTCGCATAGGCATTAAAACGCCTTTAAGTTTCTTGTCTACATACAGCATTACCGGTTCGTCTTTTTCAGTTGCTCTGATTTCCATATTAGGTAAATATTTCTTTAGCATTTTCACATAAGAAGGGCTTAAATTTACAAATTCTTTTCCTGTAGAATATATAGCCATTGGAGCAATATCACTTTTAAATCCTATAAATTCTAATGGTTTAGTCTGTTTATAAGTCTTCTTAGGGATTACCTGGTCGTAATTAGGTATATTTTCGTCAGCACTTCTTTCACTTTTAACAACTTCGTTTGCTCTTTTCTGTGCCTGTGCAAATGTCATATCGGTTGTTTTTTGCAGGTCTTTTGTAGCTTTTTTTAATCTATCACTCCAAAATTTGTTTCTTATAGTATTAGCTATATTCTCATCTATTATCATGTATCGGCCATCTGTTATATATTGTTTGTTTTTGTCTGAACCTAATGCTGTCCTGTTTTCCCATGTGCTAGTTTCTTTATGGGGTGATATTTTCTTATAAAAAGTCTCTTCATCAAATACTGAATAACCCCTGTATGATGAGGTGATTTCATTAAATTCAGATACTTTTAGTTCCTCTGGTTTTTTACCAAACGCTTCTACTGACATTTTTTCTAATAAAGGATCGTAATAATATGTCTTTTGAATTGTATTAGGTTTAACTACTTTGGTATCTTTAGGTGCTTTCTCTTGTGCCTTTAAGTTTTTTACCTTATTAGTATTCCATATAAATACAGATGAAGGATCTGATATATCGTCTGATTCAAATACTTTTATGCCATCATATCCTAATTTTTTTGCTGCCCTTACTATTGATGGTATGCCATCGTTCATGTGATAATCTATATATCCTTGCATGTTTTTGTCTTGTTCTGATATAGATTCATTTATTTCTTCTATCATTTTGGGTGTATTAGATTTATCCTGTAATGCAAGTTTCAATACCTTTACTGCTTCTGGGGTTTGTGCAGATACTATTTTCACATTACCTATATCATATTTGTCTACACCTTCTGCGTCTGGATCATAATATGTAGATGTTCCCTCTGTGCTAAAATATGCACCACCCTTTTCTATTTTGCCTCGCCTTACGGCTATTATTTGTGTATCGCTTACACCTTGTGCCTTGGGTGCTTGAGTTTTCTGTATTGATTCCTGTAGATTCTTAGCAAAAGCAAACGCTTCATCTGGAGTAGCAAAACTCTTTGTGCCTTGTGGATATTCGCCAGTAGGCTTTAGTCCTTTAGTTCCAAATCTAACTGCTACAAAATCTCCCTCATCTTTTACTGCTATACCATATTCTTCACTTTCAGCTATTATGGCTGTTCCGGTTTCGTCATAGGTATTCCTGGCATTATCTATATCCATGAGCCTTACTTTTTGTATCTCCTGTGCCTTGGTTTCTTTTCCCTGTAGTTTTTCGGCTTCTTTTATTACTGCCTTTGTGTGTGATTTTTTATTCTTTAGTACATGGCTTGCTAGTGTAGGTGTTTCTTTTAGGTCTTTTAATGATACTACTGGTTCGGTAGTGGGTTTAGCTGTCTTTAGGGCTTCTTCATGGGCTTTTCTTAGTAACTGTGCGTCTATTGCCTTATTTACTGCTTCCTGGGTGGCAGGGCTTAGTTCGCTTATTTCCTCTAATAGTACGGTTCTTTCATCTGCTAATTCCTGTACTTTTATAGGATCTTTAGCTATACTTCTTCCGTATTCTAGTGCTTCTCCTGTGTCCTTAAAACTTATATATTCTTTTTCTAGTTCTATACCTTTATCTGCTTCTGTTACTATTTCTCCGCCAGGTAGTCTTACACCTTCCCCGGGTTCCCTTGCTCCCGCTATTTCTGCACCTACTTTGGTATTTACCAGTCCTGGCAGTTCTTGGCTTACTGTATTTACGCTATCTTTTGCCATTGTCTGTATGGTTCCGCCTGCTATTCCCATTAGTACCGGTAATGAAAATGTTACCAAACCATTCAATGTTTCATCTGATACTTCCTTAAATATCTCTGGGGCTGTCATTTTCTTCAAATCCCCACCTTGTATTTCCTTGCTTATTTCACCGCCTATTATAGTAGAAAATCTCTGTGCCCCTTCTTCCATGCTCTCTTCTGCTAATACTTGTGCCTTACTCGCTACTACTTCACCGAATTTCCTTAATGCACTCTTTTTTACTTTATTCTTTACGGCGTTCCCTGCACCGCCAAACATCTTGAATATATTAGATATTTGTGAGTATTCCAGTAATCCGTTCACTGTTCCTACAGCCGTTGCCATATTCCCGGCTAGCTTGGGTTCTATTCCCATATCTATATATTCTTTGTATGCGTGGCCTGCTTCTAGTTTTGCTATGTTCTCTACCATACCGTGCATTGTACCTACTTTAAATCCTGCACCTGATGCGTATGGTATTAGTTCCGGTTGTCCCCCTACTGCTGCCGCCGTTCCGCCTGCTATCGCACCACCTATACCTCTCTTTACCCCTTTCAAATACGATCTAGTCCACATAGGTATCTGGCTTGCAAGTCCATTTATAGAGTTCTTAAAGAATTTAGATATTAAACCCCTGTTATTCTTCCATTTCAAATATTGTGTCTGCTGTTGGTTTAGTATGTTAGGATCGCTTTGCATTACCTTTTCTAGTTCCTCTGCCCTGTTGGGTTCACCAGATAATGCTTTGTAGTATTCTAGTCCCAAAGAGTAGTTAATATCACCCGTTTTGGCACTCTGTATGGCCTGGTATAATATACCCTTTGTATTGTACTTTTCTGCGTTCTTTATCTCTTGTCTCTGTTTAGGTGTGAATTTTATAGGTGATTTGAGATATTCTTCGTATGCAGGTTTTGTACTCTCTATTTCAGGGGTAATCTTAAATTCTTCTTTTTGCGGTGGTGTCCATTCTAGCTTGGGTGCTTCCTGGTCTTTCGGCCTGGCTAGTTTACTGGGTTGCATTTCAAGGTTGCTTTCCTTTGTCCCTTCGGTTTCCAGAAAACCCTTTGCCTTTTCATAATACTGCGTTACCTTAGATGGCTCTAGTTCTATGTCAGTTTCACGCATAGATTCCCTGGCTTTCAAAAAGTTCTGTGCTTTCTGAAAATATGCGTCAGGCTTGTTTGCACCCATTTTACTGTTTATCTTGCTTATATATTCATCTATTCTATTTGCCATATCTTTCCTGTATATATTTTAGGATAGTTTCTGCTCTTGGATCGCTCTTGTTTGTTAAGGCCCAGTCGTACATTTCCTTGTCTTCAGAGTCCATTACTACCTGTGTTTCTACAAGTCTCTCTTTTCCCAGCCCTAAAAATCCTCCTTTTTTCTTTCTTATTATTGTGCCTATTTCAGAAGATTTCAATGTGTTCCCAGGGTAATGTCTCTGGTGTGCTTTCTTTATCTCGGCTGCCGTATATTGTGCGTCTTTCAGGTACTTTTCTGCCAGCATTATATCGTCATCTGTTTTGTTCTCTTTTGCCATTAATGCTTCTGCCTGATCCATATTTATGTTATACTGTTTCTGTAGATATGCCACTTCTTCGTCTTTTAGCGTTCTATTCAGCTTGTCACGTTCTATACTAAGTTTGGTTTTCGTTATGTCGGTTTCGGTGTCCCTTGTACCCTCTGGTACAAAGCTCGCCTGCATTCCTTCCGGGGTTCTCTTTACGCTTTCGGTTTCCATACCGCTTGGGGGTTTCTTCATACCCCAGTCTGTTTTTAGACCTGATTCATTTCTCTTTAATACGTCCATTGCTGATAGTGCATCTTCTGTCCCGGGTACTCTGGGCTCTTCTACCTGCATCCTCTTTTTTATATCCTCTGTTTCCTTTTTTATCCATTCCTGTTTTTGTTTTATCTTTTCTATTTTGTCCTGTAAAAGAGAGTTGCTTATCTTACTTACTGCACTCTTCATAGACTCTAATCTACTCCACTGTTTCTTGGGTTGCCACATTGCTATATCTTGTACTACGTCATAAAACTTCTGCGGTCTTGCCATTATATCCTCCTTATATTACTGCTGCTATTACAGCCGGTGCTACTGCCTCTACGAAACTCCATAGCTGGTCTGCTAGTTCCGGCTTTCCGGCTTCTGCTAATTCTTTCGTAAGGGCTTTATATTCTTCCCAGTCTGCGTTGTCCCATGCCCTCTGTAGTCTTATATAAAAATCTTTTAATTTTACGTCATTTATCATATCTATAGCCTGGTCTCTTACTTTACGTTTATACATATCAAGCTGAAACTGTTGGTCGGCTTTTAGTTGTTCTTTGGCTGCTTCACTCTGGGCAAAGGTCATGCCTCTCTGTAGGGCTTGCCCCATCTGGGTGTTTATTCTGTCTACGTCGTTTTCAGCTAGTTCCAGTTGCATGGCAGTCTTCTTTGCACCAAATTCCATTGTCAGTCGGCCTACGTCTTTTATTTTGCCTGTATCAAAAGACCTTCCCATAGCACCCCATTCTTCACTTAGGTCTTTCATGGCCTGTTCGTATTGCGGTTGCATTATTGTGTCTACGGTCTCTTTGTAAGATGCTATCTTTTCAGGTGTTACTCTCTCTATTCCTTCGCCTCTTATTAGTCCACCTTTACCATCTTCACCGAATAAGATTTTCTCTATTTCCTGTTCCTGTTCGGTCATTTCGGGTTCGTATATGGCACCTTCTGGTTTTACTTCACCCATATATGGTATATCTATTTTTTCTATTACGTCCTCTACTGTGCCTACTTTTTCTTCGGCTGTTCTGGCAGCATAATCCCTTGCTTCTTTACTACCGCTTACCCATTCTTGCCAGTGCCCTACATCTGCTGTGTTTGCTCTTGGTAGCCAGTGTGTCTGCCATTCCTGTTCTGTTAATTCTCTACCTAAAAATTGATTATACCAGCTTTCTAAATCTGCTCTTTTATCTGCATATTCGGGTGCTGTTTCTTCTGTTACGCTTTCGTCTAGGTCTCGTAAATATTTATCCATTTCTTCTTGCGACGTTGCCATAATATCCTCCTATCTTAATTCCTCTAAGGGTTCTAAATGATATATGTATATTGCTTTCCAGTCATAATACTCGTTTGCGTTGTTGTTTCCTATTCCAAGCTGTATTGAATATCCCTTTATAGGCGGGAAATTACCTCTATCCCATATGTTAGATCCATCAGATTTATATAAGTATATGTCTTTATTCATAATTATATCACCGCTTGAAGCGTTTAATGTATAGCCCCAGCTTAAATTCCATTCACCGGAGTCGTCTGCATACGCATATACGCATGTATAGTCTTTCTCGTTAAATATGTTCTTGCCGTGCATTACAGGGCTATATACATAGGATTCATACGCATTATCTGTATCAGAGTACGTGTCGTCTACGTCTATTCTATATGTCCTTCCTGTCGTATTGTCACCTAAATATCCGTAATCTCTGAATGTTCCCATAGTATAAGGATATATATTAGTATAGACATTTTTAGTCCATGCAAAGTCCTGGTTACATACCCATACTACACCGTTCTTTGTCATACCCTCGGTTGTTACTGCTATCATATAGCGTGAGTTCTTTCCATCATCATATACCATAGCAGATACAGGGTTTGTGGCATCACTTTCGTACCAGTTTATTGTTACCTGGTCTATTTGTGGTGTAGCCCACACATCAGTTGTAGACATACTCGCAAACCATAGTATATACGGTGTAGACGTAGTATTTATTTCATATTCCGGGGTTACAGCTACAAGACTATTCGTACTAGTTCCACCGGAGTAAGTTGATACACTTACAAACCAGTCTATATCGGTTCCAGTAGGTTTATTTGTTTCCGCTTCAAATGTACCCCAAGATTTTATAAAGTCGCCTGCGTCTTTTTCGTCCGATTGATATTGTCCAGATGTATAATACATAGACATATCTCCATACATACGATATGCAGCCTCTGTACCACTTATTGTCCCAGTACCAGACCAAAAATAATATTCTGGACTAGTTACGGTAGATTTTACAACAAGATAATATGTTGTTCCAGCAGTTATTGATAAATTCCAATCATAAAAATCTGCTAATACACCAAAATTAGCAATATTACCACAAGGATTTCCTTCTGTGGGTGGAGCCGGTAATTCGTTGCTTAAATCTAATGTTGTACCATCTATAGATTGTGAAGCTATCAATACATTATCAGCATCTTCTAATTGTACTACTATATCTTCTGTTCGGTCGCTAGATTCAGCCATTGCTAGCGTTATTGTTGATAAACGCAAAATAGTAAAAGTAGATAACACTATGGTTGTTTTTCTTTCGTTATTTTGTACTGCTATGTTTTCAGAAAGACATCCATATGGACTAATTCTTCTCAAAGAATCATATACAGTATATGAAGACATCACAATGCTTCCGGGTGTCGTGGTTGTGTCTATGTTTACCCCTTGCCCTTCTCCAAAGTCCAGAGATGTTGTTTTAGTCCAATACGATTTACTGGGTTTCAGTTGTGCCAGGTCTTTTAGTTCACCGCTTATGTTTCGTGATACTATGTTATATTCTACGTCAGAGTCAGAGGTGGTTTTCATATGCACTACACCTTTATGGCTTAAAAACTGTATACCACTATTGAATATCTTTATACTTGTGTCATATAGTGCCCCTAGTTCACTTGTTACCATTCTTACAAAAAAGTCGCTTGTTTTAGTTGAGCCGTATACATATTTCCATATAGTCGCCCAGATTGAGTAGTTCTTAAATACATATAATATTCCGTTATGTACTATCTGGCCTGTTATTATGTCACCGTCATTCTCTCCTACATATGTAGAGTCAAAGAACGTATTAAATATCTCGTTACGTGCGTTTGAATAATACAGTCTGCTCCTGTAGTCAGCTACACCGCTTCCCCAGAGCCTTTCCTCGTATACGTCTATATATCTAAATTTAGGGAAAGTAGATGAGCTTATTACTACCCCGTCTTTAAAGAAATATACGTCATTATATCCGTTTGTTATTATTGTGAAGTCGCCAAAGGTCGTAAAGTCAGGCAAATAGTTAGCGTTTAGAGTTGATATTAATACCGTCCAGTTACCATCACCTGTGGTATAGGACATTGTTGTTCCCTTTACTTTTAGTAAATACCTGTCACCATCTGATTCCCAGTGGTCGTGATAGCCCAATACGTTACCGCTAGATGTCTGTACGTTATCGTAGTTTATTACTCCACGCCTTTTGTTTACCCCACCCGTTTCGTCTATATGTGCGTTCAGTATCTTGGGTGCATATCCCTGGGGCACCATATCAGCTTCTACGTCGTTCTTTATACCTTTATATGGCGGTGTAAATGCTTCCGGTACCTCTTGGTATTGTCCGTATAATGGTAAAGCAAATAATATCAGTAATATAAGTTTTTTCATTAGTTTATTAAAGTTACCGACATAAAGGTTAAACTTGAACCCCCGTCTATGTCACTCGTCCCAGCTCCGTCATTATGATATGTATATAATTCTATGTATTGTCCTGCAACTGCATATACCAAATCACTAACTTGCACACCTATTTGGTCTGTATTATTTGCTGTATGCCCTCCAGCAGAGGAATACGCCGAACCATTCACATAAATCAAGGCATAATACGTTTTATCTGCCACTATATTTATATATCTTATAGAGGCATTTACTTGATAATATCCGTTTACCGGAGCCACAAACCTATAATTGCTTGTATCAAAATCAGCATTTAAGTCAAAATTCTCTACGTTAATATTTACCTTAACTAACGTTGTATTCGCTATGTTTTCCTGATCGGCACTTAAATACGCCCTCGCACAGGATTGTGCGTTTTGTGTTACTATTCCGTCATTGTTTACGTATATGCCGTCATTCCCGCCATCTTCCAGTAATTTAAGTCCATTACTATCCCTTGCATGTATTTCCTTATACGATATGGTAGAATACTCTAAATCATATAACCTACTTTCTGTTGAGTCAGTAGATGTGTTTACGTCATTCTGCCAACCTTCCAAAGTGTCCAGTCTTGTTTCACAGCTTCCGGTAGACGTTGCTATTTCGTCAGGATCTACGTAAGGCGTTTCAAATGTTACCGCATATGATATACTTGGTATTAATAATATTAGTAGCCATTTCATTTATGCCTCACACTAGTGATGCCCTTATAATAAAAAATGCCATACTTAATATGCTCACTATTATTACGCTTAAAGCCCATTTTAAATAGCTTAAACTTTGTGAGTTGAGCTTGCCTTTAGGACATCCGTCTTTTACTATGTCCTCTACCTTAGTGTGCATATCTGTAACTTTGCTCTGGATTATCCCTACACTTACAAGTAATTGGTTCTCTTGTTCTTGGTTCATAGCTTCCCTAACATTAGTAAGATTATAAACGCCATAAAGTTAAATACCTGTGCCGGTATATATACATAAATGAAAAACTTTGCCATTAGATTCATTGCAAGTTTCACTCTACTCTCCTTTTGGCGTAGATTCTATAACATCATAATCTTTAGGTATAGAATTAAATGTTGTGCCTTCCCATGTCTGATATTCGCCAAATCTGTTTTTCTTTGTAACCACGTTACCAGATGATAATTTTGTTATATACTTATTATCATTTAGAAACTTGAATACGTTTCTTTCGTCAATGACTTGAGGGGTAATCCAAACAATAGCATATTTACCGTTTTCTGAAAAATCTAGTCTGGTTAGTCTAAAGGGTTGTCCCTTTGCTTTAGTTATATTTCCGGCACCATAATTTGCTAAATCCTTAACGTCATACGGGCCATGTGAAAATATATCCAAGTCAATTAAATAAGTGTACATTTCCTGTGCAGAACATATTGAAATAAACAGTAACAGAAAAATAAGTGTTTTTCTCATCTTATGTATTTTCCTTTTGTAGTATTGTAATTATCTGCTATTTCGCCCTCTGTAAGTATTCTTGTGTATATTATGCACTCATCCAATACACCCTTAAAACTATGGTCTGACGGATTACCGCCCGAGTGCCCTATGCGAAACTCTTGGTTTATCGCTGTAGTATCGGTTGTTACCGCTGCCGCCGTCGCTACAAGTTTATCGTTTTTATATAGCTTAGCGCATCCGCCTAAGCCCCACGTAACAGTCCACATACTCCATTTATCTTTGTCCCATAGGTCTGCCGTCATAGCGAGTACAGCTCTCTGTTCCGCACCCTGATTCCATCCGCAGTAAAAATTATTGTCGGTATATTTATAAGCTACAAAATATTTTCCGGATGTCTCTGTTCCCCATAAAAAGTAACCCCCAGAGTCATAGGTGTCGGCTGGTTTCGCCCATATACTTATCGTACCGCTTGAAAGTCCCAGCTCGTTAGTCATCCCACAATCCACATGAGTTTCTTCCAGTCCGTCTACCAGATATACGCCTTTATCAAATTTGCCATCTACCCACGCTATTACTCCTTCCAATGTTCCATAGTCGCCATTACCAATACATTCTTTTATTTCTGTTCCTGTACCTTCGTTAAATCGCCACATGGCGTAAATATCCTGTGCCTTGCTGTTACCACTTCTGCCATAACATAACTGATTTAATATCAGCACAATAAAAATCAATAGTATTTTTTTCATATACCTATCCCTATTCGTATATTAAGTTTACTCCTGCACCTACTTGTAAATCCCCTCCTGCCGTAGATACAGAGTTTACAAACAAACCAATATATGTATTCACTGCTGTGGTTGAGGATATTGATATAGGATCGCTTTTTACAGTATTTGCACCTAATGTTACAAGGGATAACTGAGTCCATACCGGAGGATCTAATGTGTTCGTTCCGGTAGATGTCATTACCTCAAATTCTACTGCCGCTACTGTACCTGCGTAAAGTGAAAATGCCTGTAGTTGCTTAATATCCCATGCTTCCTCTACAAATACCATATCTATCGGGGTAGTAGTAGATTTATATATATCTGATATAAACCCGCCTAACTTTAGAGTAGAACTGCTACTGCCACTAGCACTTATTCCTGTTAGATTAGAACCGTCACCATAGTATGCGTTTGCTGTTACATCTCCTGCTATATCCAAGTTACCGTTAGAAGCTGTATTGGTTGAGGTGTAGGCTGTGTCAGGATGATAGGATATGTCCCCATTGGGTGCTATTTTTATACGAGTTACAGGATCTTGAGTGCCATCGGTAGACGTTCTAAGCAATAAAGCAGTCGGCATATCGTCGCTACCCGGAGTGCCATCCACTACCGCCCTTATTTGTGCGCCGATTGCCGCATCCGTTCCGTCCCATCCCGCAATTTCAATTTGTCCTAAGACCATACCGTCTGTAACTAACGCCGGAGAGGCGTGCGTGCCGCTTGCCCTTACTATGACAAAAGTAGGACTATGCGAGGACGATGCTCTATCCATATACGCTACATATCTATTAGCCGTATCATTTCCATGAATTGACAAATCAAATGTTTTTACTGTACCATTTACGGTCATTGTTTGATGAGTATCATCCCCTATATCTAAAGATTTTACTGTTGTTGAACCGGAAAATGTACCATAGGATGCCGTTAATTCATCTACTGTTAGGTCGTCCATGGTATAGTCGCCGAATAAATCTCCGCCAGTGGAATTAAATGTAGAGGTATAAGACTTATAAGGAAATATCCTTACGTGTGGATCGTCTGTTACTATCAGTCTCGCCTCACCGTCAGCCGTAAATCCTATCTGGTCTGAAGTTACCCGGTATATGCCTGTGTTATCGTCATCAGTAAATGTTATACTAGGATCTGTTGCTGTACCGTTAGCAAAATACCCTAATCCGCTTATTGTAATGTTTGTAAACGTCGGTGTTAGCGGATTAATATAAGGATTCTGTGTGTCTAATCCCCACGCTGTAACCGTACATACTCCTACTAATAGAATTATTAGATACTTTTTCATGTTGTTCCTCCGTTATGGTAGTAAGTCTTCGCTCTTTCCTGCGGGTTCTTTTCTAAGTTCAAAAAGTGATATGGTAGTAGATGATACAGGACAAAGCCCATATATAGGACTGTCGTTGCGTTCATCTATTATTACCGATTCTCCTGGTTCAAGTAAATATCCTGTACTCATATATCCGTTTGCTTGGCTTACGCCTGTTACTACTGCAGTAGATATTACTACAGACGTATCTATAAACAGATTATATCCGTCACTCCAGTTCTTTATAATAACCTTGTTCAGCATATACTTGGCAGCCGCAGATGATATTATTACCTGCCCTACGCCTTCGTTATATCCGATAAATTTACTCTTGGCATCCGCCCATTTCCCGCCTTCCTGTGCCACAGATAAAGGCTCTACTGCACTTGCTACGCTTGCTACTAACATCATTAAGATTACTAATACCTTTTTCATTTACTTCCTCCTTATTTATTCCTTGTTCCGTCGTATTCCTCTGCTATCAGTCCACCCCGATAACTAGAGTTTTTTGGTACCTCTATAGACATCATTACTACACCTTCCCTATATAGCTTATAGTAGTCACTGGCTTCACTTGTCCTTTTCTGGTCTCGTTTACACCACGCTACTGTTCCATATATTATAAGATGATGGTATGGCTCCAGGTATTCTACACCGTTAAATGGTACAGATGTGTCTCCTGATAGGTCAGGGGTTTTCATTATATATCGTATTCTTAAAAAGTTCGTTCCGGTATGGCTTACGTTAGGTGAGGGATCTATTCCTATTACTACGTTCTTAGATGTATACCGTATATAGTATTTCTCTGGTTCCTGGCCCGCATCATCTTCCCAGTATTCGTCCTCTGCAAATAAGGACTCTAATGTAGTGGGTTGCAGTATCTCGTAATATGTCGTGCCCCGTGTGGTTGATTGGTATATAGACGCTTCCTGCATAGCCAAAAAGTCGTCTGGCAGGTCGTATTCTACCTGGGTTGAGATGGTAGTTATATATCCTTCCCTGTGGGTTACTCCGCTTTTTCTGCATACGTCCTTGTGAAATATCTCTATTCTTGTATTCAGTTGGTCGTCAGTCCAACGGACTTTGTTTGCGTCTATGTCACCGTTAGAGTCTGTTATATAGTCGTTTGTTAAAAGTCTTACCTCTTCACGTATTTCACTTAATGTCAGAGCAAATACATTTGTGGCTAAACCTAATACTAATAGTATTGTTAGTTTTTTCATAGTATAATTCCATTAGGGGAACAAGAAGCTCTCTGGGTTATCTATATATTTGGTGAGTCTTGTCCCCCTGTTTATTTACCATCCAGTTGGTGTCGAGCTGCCGTCTACCGCCTGTACAAATTCTCCTGCTCCAGTACCGCTAGATACTACTATAGCGTTATTGGTAGAGTCAAAGTAAATCTCTCCAGCCCTTGAAGGTGTAACGGCTTTAAGTTCATCTTCCGTTCCTTCAGGTATGCAAAGTCCACCGTCAAGATTACCATATCCTCTCTCAAACCAGAATCCATACAACAGTTGAAGTTCCAGATAGTCATACTGATCCAGTATAACTTCATCTGCTGAAAGGTTTACCAGCGTTCCAGCCAGGTCGTCAGTACCTTGTATAGTCAGTGAATGAGTGCTGAAATTTACAAGAGTTATCTTCGTTCCTGATGTAAAACTGGTAGTGCTTATTAAAGGCTCGGCTTCTGATTCAATATCAGATGTCATTGTAAGCAACATTACTCTGTCCGTAGGTACGATTGCTGTTCCGGTTGCAGATATTACCTGCGTTCCAGATGCTTCTATCAGTAATCCGTCTAAAGTCATGTTTCCTGTTAAACTTACAGATTCACCTATCGCATCAATATAAGCCGTTCCATCAATATACAAATCTTCCCACTCAAGCGAACTTGAACCTAAATCATAGGTTCCGTCTGCATGAGGGAGTACATCAGCTCTGCGGTGAGATCCTGCTGCAAAGCAATTCACAGCCATTAACATAATTAATGGGAGTATCATTTTCTTCATTATCTATCGCCTCCTTCATTTAGGAGTTACCCTTCTCCTTTTCTTGTATGCTTCATCCCTTTCTGCTTTTTCTTTTAAACGTTCTTCTTTTGTTTTTTCAATCTTCTTCAGGTCTGCTTTTTCAACCAATTCTAAATCGTCCTCGGTAAGAAAGTATTTCTCTACTTCTTTCTTGTCCTTGTTAAATTTGTACGCATCACTTACATACTTTAACGGATTGGTTATTATTTCTTTCAATTCCACCGTTCCTTCAAGTACATAAATTTTGTTGTTTGGTATCATCAGCCTCTTGTCAGAAGTGTCTTTTACGTTCTGTACTTCAACGCATACAAAGCCATTCTTCTGTAACTTGTCAGCCAACTTAGACCTTCTGGTACATATTACTACTTTCTTCTGCTTTCCCTGTTCAGACATAAACTTTTGCCTCCTTCCTTAATCGGACTAGTTCCTCGTCATTATCTATGTAACTACACTCTTTTAAGACCTTGTTCTTTATGGCTTCCATTTGCGGGCCACTCAATCTTTCGTGTACTCCCCACAATGTATACTTAGGATAAGGCCTCTTCTTAGTGGTAGTCGTAGCTAACAACTCAAAACCTTTGTTTTTGATTAGATACTCTGCCAGCTCCCTGTCAAAAGTCTTATATATCCTCTTCCTATATGTCCTTACTTCACCGTGACTACATCTGGTTACGTAAGGTTTCCTAAGAAAATCCGTATATGCTCTGTTGTTAAACTGGTCAAACATATTTCCCCCTACTCATTGTCGGCATTCTCGTAAGAAAAAGATCGGCCTAAAGCATTAAGAAAATCTTTCAGCTTTTTGCCCCACCTTCGTTCTTCCGGCCATTTCTCCCGTCTTCGGCCTCGGTGCGTAGCATACCATTTACCCTCTACCTTCATACAGTTAGGGTATTTACGGTCTTCTACTTCATCTTTGGCTATCAGTCCAAATCTGGGCTTGCGTGAATGTCTTATCATATTATAAGGGGGCAACGCCAGGGTAAACGTCACCCCCAGTCTCCTAGTTTACGAAGTTGAGAATTTTGATCCCGTGAAGAATCTCCAGTTATGGAAACAGCAACCTATAGACCACTCAATCGTGGCACAATATGTCCTGTTACGTTCATCCTCAAAGAAATTCAGTTTCGGCTCTAAACCCATAAGTGCGTAAACACCTTTTTTCTTGCAACCGAAGAAATACGCATCTGTATCGGTAAGGAAATCCCACCTTACAGGCTGTACGTAGTTATTCAGTACGTTGGTGTCGTTATCGTCACTTCCGGGAATATTCACTGATTCCAAAAGTCTACGGATTGTAAATTCAAGCTGTTGAGGATAAAGGACGTAGTTCATTCTAATAGAAATCACTTCGTCGTTTTCATCCCTGTTGTTTGTTCCCTGTGCAAGATTCAAGATTGTTTCAAAGTTGTCTGCGGTCGCTTCAAGTGCGTGACCGTTATAATATGTCCCTCCACCCTTAGAAGAACGGGTATTATTAGACAAATTGAACAAAGGCTCTGCATCATACAGTACGTCTCCGCTAGAGTCTGTTACAGCACCAGATTCCGGTGTACCATTGAAATACCTGTGTCCAGCAGTCTTTCCGCCTTCATTGAAGAAAGTCGCAAAGAATGTGTTACGGGTAGTTTTAAGGCTTCCACCCCAAATCCTGGCCTGTTCTTTTGTGATGTCTTTGATTTTCTGGTGATAGTTTACCGTGTTCTTGGACACTTCTATCATGTCCGTGAAAGTAAACATACGAGAATATACCGTATATCCTTCTGTCGGTGTCCTGGGGGAGAAACCCTCTGATTCTGCTGTTTCCCTCATTGTACCCAATCCAACTACTGAAGTCGTCTGGAAATATTCTCTTGATTCCTTTTTAACTTCCATTATGTCTCTCCAAGGTTCAGGAGTAAGATCATAATTTTCTGCATCCCACATATATCCGTAATTCTCGTCTATCATCCCTTTTGTGAAGTTCTGTGTAAGTCCGATTGCAAAATGGACTGCACCTATTCTTGCCATGAATGACATGAGAATCTCATATAATCCATCTAAAAGCATTTTTTTAAACATTGTAAATTCACCTCCGTTTTAATTCGCTATTACGCAAGTCCTTTAGCACAAATTACGCTTGCTGTAGTTCCCGTTATATTCCTTCTCGTTATCACTGTGTTGTTAGCAGAATCAGCTTCATAAGCTCTGAAGTCTACTATCTGCAATATGTCGTATGTACTGGCATCAAGGTCAGCATACTGCACATTACTTGTTACCACTATATCACAGCTTTCCCACAATACGTCCAGAAGATCCGCTGCAGACTGTGCTGCATCTATAGGCATTTCATAGATTGTGTCTAATGAAATATCTACATTAATCTTCGTTACTTCGTCTGTAGAGCTGGTTGTAATAGCACCACACATTGCCCATCCGTTTATATTAGTAGTAGTCGCTCCGCATACCACCACTCTTCCAGCATCAGCATCGTTTGATACCCATTTTCCACCGCTATTAGTGAATACTTCGCTTGCACCCGTAGGTACGTTTATCACTATAGGATTTCCTGCTATCAAACCAAATACTAATGGTCTTTTGTGTAATTCTGATGTCTTTCCCATTATTTGCTCACCTCCATTTTGTCTCTCTAATCACCTGCACCCTTTGCGGTTATTACGCTTGCCGTAGTTCCTGTTATATTTCTTCTCACTATCACAGTGTTATTAGCAGAATCAGACAAATATGCTCTAAAGTCTACTATCTGTAATACGTCAGTTGAGCTTGCGTCAAGATCCGCATACTGGTACGTGTCTACAGCTATATCACAGCTTTCCCACAGTAAATCAAGCAAATCAGCAGCAGATTGTGCTGCGTCTATCGGCATTTCGTAAAGTGTATTTAGTGAAATGTCTATATCTATCTTTGTTGCTTCCTCTGTAGCAGAGCATGTTTTATCGCCTACCATCGCCCATCCGTCTATGACAGCGGCACTTGCCCCTGCCGAAATTACCCTTCCGGCATCAGCGTCGTGTGTAACCCATTTACCACTAAGGTTATAAAACACTTCATCTGCTCCTGTAGGAACATTTATCACTATAGGCGTTCCAGCTACTAATCCAAAAACAAGTGGCCTTTTGTGTGACTCTGAAGTTTTTGCCATTATGTACTCACCTCCGCTTATTTCTTAGATTTCCCAAACCTCTTTTCGTAAAGGTCATATATCTCTTCTGGAGTATGGTCTAAGTCAAGATCCATCTCTTTAGCCCATGTTTTCATCTCTGATGTCAATGTAGTTCTTTTAGCTGGTTTTTCGGGTGCTTTAGGCTTTATTGTTGTTGTTCGGCTCTGTGGCACCTTCTTCAGTACTTCTGGCACTTCCGCCTCGGGCTCTTTAGGTTTTCGGATTATGTCAAAAGCTACGTCTTTCACTACCAGCTCAACTGCACGTAAACTCTTTAAAGAGTCTGTCTTTTTTAGATGTTTTCTTACGTTCTTTTCAAGCTCGGTTCTATGTAATTCTAGTTCCGGGTACCTGTCAATTACGTCATCTAAATTGGACTGGAATTTCCTTTCCGCATATTCTCGTTCTTGTTCGTATTGGCTTATTCCCTCTCGCACTTTACGGTCAATAGCAGCCAGTGTCCTTCTATCCGAACCTTCTTTAGCCTCACGGTCAGCCCAATACTTTTCAGCATTTTCGCTTTCGTCGTTAGGATCATAAGATACAGATTGGGGCACTGGAGAAATGTCCTTTTCCTCTTCAAGTCTACGAATTTTCTTACGCAATCTTTCCATTTCCAGTTCACGGTTCTTTTCAGGTACTTTCGGTGTCTCTTTGGGTGTTTCAGGTGTCTCGGGCTCTTCTGGTGTCTCTACTGTTTCCTTTTCTACCGGTTCCTGGTTTTCTGGTGTTTCATTGTTCTTGATTGCTTCGTCCATTTGCTTCCTCCTTAGTTTTATTACGCCAGTTCTCTACGCCCACTGGGAAGGGGTACTAAGAGAGTTCCCTGTAATTCAAAGAACTATCTTGACTTTATTTTTTTATATCTTTCTACTGATATACCTAATTCCTCTGCCTTTTGTCTTTCGGGTTTTTTGTTAAGTACGTCACCCTCTTTTATTTCTATTACGTATGTCTTTTCGTCTTTCAGCTTTTCAGGATGCTCGTTATAGTCTACTTCACCTTCGGGTTGCATTGGCATTGTTACCTTTGCTACCCTGCCCTTAAATGTTACCTCTATATCGTCGTTCTCGTTAAAATCGCCTACTTCTTCAAAGTTCTGGTTGCTTATTGTTATGAAATACGCTTTACCGTTCTTTCCTGTAATGTCTTGCATTATTCCCCCCTGTAATATCCTTCTTTTCTTATCTGGTTCTGTCTGTCTATATTTTGTTTATATTCTTCAAGTTTACTTGTGTATGTTTCTGGTGCGTCCAGTATTAGTCTGGCCTGATGGATTCTACCTGATATAAACGCTGCATCTAATGCACTCTTTCTCGGATCTCTTGTGTCCGTACCTACTATTACAAGTTCATCCTTACATAGGTTTATGCTAAATTCAATTAACTTTTTGAAAGGTTCATATCTTTTATCAAGGAGCATCTCTCCGGCCATTTTTGCCATCTCTTTTATAGACTGCTCTTCTGCTATGGCTTCTTCTTCGTGTTTCTTTTTCTGTTCTTCCTGTTTCTTGTGATACTGTCTTTTCTTGTTCATAAATCCCCCTGTTTAGCCCTTTCTATACCTTCCCTTACCTCTGCCACCGCCTCGGCCATGTCCCGGCCCGCCACGTCTACATCCACCCCTGTTACGGTTCCTTCTGCGTCTGCCTCTTCCACATCCTCTTCCAAATCCAAACATATATCACCTCGCATATCTTAATGATTTTATTATCATGTCCCTGTTACCTATACATCTTAATTCGCCTGCTGTCAGTATGAATATGTCGTCTTCGTACAAGTACATTGTATATCTGTGCAAATTTATTGGACAAAACTGGTTAAATAACGTCTCGTTAAATTTAGGGTTATCAGTTTCAAATTCTGCCAGACCTACTTTTCTTGCCAGCTCTATTAATTCAAATACCTTATCTCGCATTCCCGCCCTCCGGAGTCATTTCTTCTGGTAGACCTTCTACTCCTGTTTCCTGTATTTCAGGTGATTTCAGTCGTTTCGTTATCTCGTCCATTGGCTCCTTCGGTGTACCCATCCCTTCGCCTTCTTCCGGGAAAAACTCATCTATATAGTTAGGCCATTCACCCTGTGCCCCTCTCAAGAATAGCTGTCCTAGTCTGTTCATCTTTTTAGGATCTTTGCCGAGTATTGAACCCCATATCTTCAGCATTGTCGCCATAGTGCTTGTGTCTATGTCGTGCTGTAGGGCTTTGTTTATTGTTAAAGGACTGTTATTAGCTTCATATTCACAAGGTGTGAATAAGTCCTCTTCGCTTATTTCAAATGTCTTGCCGTCTATTGTCATTTTCTCTATTTTATCTTCTGTACTAAATTCATAAAACTGTTGATAGAGTTTATCTATCATTTCAAATAATTGTTCGTTCTTACGGTGTACGCTTCTTATTACTCTGCCTATATGTGAGTTTGTTTCCTGTAATAAGGCCAAGGTCTTACTTGCCGGTGCGTTAGGATCTATTTTAGACTCGCCACCGCTTGCATAGTCCGATACCTGGGTTGTAAGGCTACCTTCACGCATTAACATTTCAATAAACTTAAAGTTTTCAGCAGAGCTTGCATGTATAGGGAAATGCTTTACATTCTCGGCCTTTTTTACCCACCATATCATTGCCGGGCCAAACTTCTGTATTACTTTGTCAGGGTTCTGCGGATCGCCTACGGCTGCAAAACTCGGTGCGTTCTTCCATAAGGCCGTATCTGCTGAAGTGTTCCAAAAATCGTTCAGGGCTTTTATTACATGTCTAAGTTCCCACCAGAGTCCGTCACCATATATACTGTCTTTACGCTTTTCATATGAATAGTCTATATAGTCCAGCATACCGTGTGCGTATACGTATGTCTTGGATTCTATCATACGGTCTTCTACTCTTAGATATGTCATAATAGTCCATCTTGCACCTTTACCATCATAATCATATTTATATCTGGCTTCTACGGCTTCATATACCCTGTCTAAATATTCGTCGTTTTCACCGTATTTCTCTTTAAGCTCTTCTAAGACCTCTTTATCGTATTTGCCTTCTCTTACGCCCTCTTCTATATCGTGATAGCCTAAAAGGATTATTTCCGGTACTATACGGTTCTCTTCCAATTCTGTTATGTTAGGTTTAACGTAAAGCTGTTTTATAGGTACATAGCTCACTCTCGCCCTGTCCCAGACTATCTTAATCTTGTTAGTAAATATCTTTACCGACTCCCCGGACTGAAGTTTACCTAATGCCTTTAAATATGCGTCGCCTTGCTGTTCACCGTATTCTTCTATAAATTCTTCTATCTGTTCAGAGCTCCAGAGTTCTATTTCATCTCTCGGTTCTACCCTTGTGTCCCAATAGCCCTTTACAAACCCTGTACCTTTAACGTACATATCGTCATAGGCCATCATTAAAGGCTCTTCAATCTTTACTCTCTTTATTAGGGTTGCATTAAGCCATTTTTCCTTGTTCTGTAATTTTTTCTCTATATCCTTGTTACCGGAGTCTTTCGGTCTAGGTTTACATAAAACTAACGGATTAGTAAATACTACCTGGTTAGTCTTGGTAAGTAATACCTTCTTTTTCTGCTTTACCAGGCCTATATTAAAATTACTGCATAATTCAAAGGGGAAGTCTTTATATGGCATTATGCCGTCTTGGTCGTCATCAGCATCTTCCCACTTCTTTTCTATAAAGTCCTCTTTTCTTAATGACTCTACATCACCTATCCAGGCCTCTATATCACGTATTATTAGTGATTCCTTTTCTTGAGTGAGTTTTATCTTTTTCCCCAAGGGACTGCTATCTTCACCGCAAATACCTAAGACTACTGCTTTATTATCAATGTTTTTCATATATTGTCCTTGATTACCTGCCTATCAGTTTATTTCATTATATAATCATATTTGTTTATTTAGTGCCATAAGTCTATTTTATATAAGACTGTGAAATTGTCATTTTCTGAATATCTTGTTCATTTTAGGGTTCTTCTTTATATTCTGCAATATATCGTCACTTCTCGGTACCATTATCTTCGGCGTGTTCTCCATTGTATATGCTGCTCTCTTTGATATATAACTGCTTGCATCTAAAAAGCCCTGCATTATACATGTATCTGCATATGTCTGCGGTCTAGCTAAAAATTCTACCCTGTAAGGAAATACATCTTTTTTTATCTTAACGTGTAATTCTATGTATTCATCTGCTTTCTTTTCTGGTTCTACGTCCGTTTTCTTCTCTGCTTCATACTTCTCTTTTTCTTCCATTATTCCCCCTGTTTATGTAAAAGTTTACTTTAACTTTATTTTAGCTAAGTGTAATATATTGTCTATTACTGATTTAGCTTTTGCTTTCACTCTTATACGTTTTAATCGTTTTATCTTGTTCATTTCCTAGTGCCCTAAATACTTCCCCGTATTCTTTCATTGCACGCTTTATTACCTTGCGTATACGTTTTTTGTCTTTTTCCGTTAGTTTATTCATGTTTAATATATACGTCCCTTGGCGGTTTACTATACATTGGAGTGAATACCTGTCTTTTATCCGCTCTAACGCTTGTTTCTGCGTAATCTATCCAATATAAGCCCATTATTAAACAGTCTGCTCTATCCGGGCTACGTCCTAACCTCTTTGCTTCCTTTATATCTTCCTTGGCTTCTATTTTAAGTTTCCCGTTCCGGAATGTATATTTAATTGCACTTAATTGCTCAAATAGTTCTTTTTCAACGTCTAAATATACTTTGTTCTCTTTTATCTTATCTGCTACACGATCATATGCTAATGCTCTTAAATTCAGATATTGCTTCTTTACGTCTTCCTGGTCTTCTTCTATTTCAAAGTTCCTTGAAGCCCCGTTAAACTCTATTACGTTTATTCCTGTCATTTCACGGAGTCTATCTACCACTCCGGCCCCTATACCTATACTGTCTATTATTATATCGCTTGCCTTGTGCTTATGTGCCATATACAGACATCTGCTAGCTGTCTGCATAAGGTCTTGGCCTCTTATATATATATGGTCTAGTATATAGTTGTTCTTTATTACATATATAACGGTTTCATCATCTCCGAACCTTGCGGGATCACATGACACTATTATCCTATTACCGATATATTCCTCTTTAGGCACGTTTACGCTCATTTCAAGGTATTTACCTGGTATAAGATAATCACTGATATTATCCTCATCATCACTATTAAGGACAAATCTGTTATATATAGCGGGTTTCTTATCTTTCATTAACTCCCAGGTTCTGAATGTGTCTTCTGGGATTACGTCTCTATTATCGTAACTTGTCGCTGTTATATAGTCTATTAGGTTCTCATTGGTCTGGGGATCTATTAATCCCTCTATTCCGAGCTTATATATCCAATTATGCCCATTAGCGTTAGCTAATAATATACCCTGCCTAGATGAGTCCTTACGCCTTAATCGTCCCATTAATAGATAGAATACGTTATCAGTCTCTAGCTCTTCGGCCTGTTCTATCATGAACGCCCCTAGATTAATGTTCTGTAAGTTCTTCTCGCTAAGCTCTTCCAGGTGTCTGAACATTATTATACTGCCATTAGCGAATTTTACCTCTCTAGAGCTATCCGGGGCCATCCCCGTATATGTAGTAAAGTCCTTGATTGTACTGTCTCTTAGATCAGTGTATTCAGCCCTACATATCATTATTAGGTTGTTCGGGTAGTTCTTAGCTAGATTAAAGCATTTCAATATACCAAAGAGCGTTTTTCCTGTACCCCAGGCCGATTTAATGATAACAAACTTCTTTTTGCTTTCAAGTACACGTTCCTGGAATGCTTTACATTTAATTTCCATTGATTTACCCTGTTATATACTATATATTACCTATATATACGCTGTTTTACGTGTTTATTTGCTTGTTTTATTGTACTAGTGTTATAGTATTATATTGGCTTAGTACTTATATATATTAATGAGCTTACTCTCTTATATACCTATATATGTGTTATTTAGTGTCTTCTATATAGTTTAATACTCTATTAGGGTGTTTCTCTAGTTTCTGGGCCTCTTCCTGTTCTAGTTCGTGCAGTCTTTCCCTGTATTGCTCTATTTTCGGCTTGTCTTCCTTATTAGCTTTTATTATTACGATCGGTTCATGTGCGTTTATATCGGCCTCTAGCTTACTAGGTAACATCTTAGCTACTATTTTGTAGAAGTCCCCCGGGTTAGTCTTAGCCCATTGTTCCAGGTTATACCTTGCCCCCGGATCCTTGGCCTGTAATAGATTGAACACTTTTAAAAAGCTGTCTTTCAGATTGGTAAATTTATTCCTTGCCCCTTTCGGTCGGCCTTTAAGTTTCATTGTTTATCCTTAATATAAAAAAAGCGTATAAAAAATATACCCCGGTTTCCCTGGTCATATCCCTTATACGCTTGTCTTATCCTTACATATAATAACAGATATACCTTATTCTGTCAAGAGGGTAAACCTTAAATTTATGTTAAATATGTGTATTGTTTTGCAATACTATAATATTTTATTTTTAGTCTGTTTTCTTTTTTCCGAGGAGAAAATGAGAAAAAATCTTTTTTTATTTAGCTATTGACAAATCCATGAATGTATGTTATAATGTAGTACAATAACATTTCAAAACTGGTGAGGGGGTAAAATGGAACACACAAAATTAAAAAAGGTAGCTTCGTGGCATGATGATGAGATTTTACAAAATGAATTGGAGTACATCAGGGAACAAGTAAAGGAACAAGGGGAAGAGCATTGGGCTTATGGTTTAGATGATGATAAGATTATGGAAAACATTAGTACCGGTTCAATTTTTGAAATTGAAGCAGATACTCTAACAGAAACCATTAACGAATTATTTAAGGAACGCGGGGAGTATTGGCATGTTAAGGGCTATAATATGGGTTGGCTTAACAGAAATGGGGAAAAGTACGCTAAAATTACAGATTGGAACAGTTTACTTGAAGAGGTGTTTCCTAGGACTTCAGACTTCAGCTTTGATATGTATTCTTATTATAAGGGATTCAAGCTAGTTGTCTATCATCATGACAGCCCAATGGGAGAACACTACATATTAAAGCCCATTAGTGCCGATAAATACGAAAAAGAGATAAACTGACTCCCTCTAAGGCACATCTTAGGGTGTGTCTTAATAGGTAGTTAAATTATATTACAAGGGGGGTTTTATGGTAACAGCTACAAAAGGATTAAGGGAACAGTTAAAGGATTTAAGAGAAAGGGAAACAGGGTTGAGATTAGAAGTAATCACGGAAGTAATTGATTGCTCTTCTAATGATGATGAAGTGCAGGGCTTTTTTGAGGATCTAGCCCGGCATGGTTGTATCTCGGGTATGGTTGGCGGTTTAATATACTATGCCGATACTGTTAGATTTTATGATACATACGAGGACGAGATAGAAAATTTATTAGAAGATACCAGGGAACAAATGGGCTATAAAAACAGGATTGAGATGATAGCTTCATTAAATGGGGCGGATAACGTGGGTAGTATAGAACAGGAAAAAAATCTATTATCATGGTTTGCGTTTGAAGAAACAGCCCGAACAATAGCGGGCGAATTGGGGCTTGAGATTTAACTATTTACCCGTATTCTAAAGGGGTACGGGCTAAGTAGTTAAATTTAACAGGGGGTGTGGTAATATGAACAAGAAAGATTTAGCAAGAGATGAATTTGAACAGTTGCTTAATGATGATGAGGATTTTTTTCTTCAGTATGGCAATCAATTATATACTGATGAAAACGGAAAGCCAATTTACAATGAGGCAGATTTTAAGGAGTGGTATCAAGACGTATATTTAAACGCTAAACAATGGAATAGATAAGGGGGGGGTTATGGCTAAATGGATTGATTTACTCAAGTTTAAGCTGTTAAGCGGACGTCCGGTCATTAACATAGGTCATGAGCGGTTCACATGGGTTGAAGTTAAAGATTTATACGATCGGCTGCTAAGAGGCGAACAGACTGATAGAGAAGAAGAATTATTAAAGATTGCTTTAATTTAAGGGGGGTAGCATGGCTAAATACAAAAATATCAAATGGAAGTTTGTGCCCTATACTTCGGCATGGTATGGCTTGTTAGTGTATCAGGGTAGAAAGCAGATAGCAGACCATAGGTTTAATACTATGGAAGATAGACAAAATTGGATAGATAATGCCATAGAAGAGGCGAAAAGAATTACTAATAATTAAAGGGGGAAACGTGGATTATTATTTGATACGTATTTGTGCCTGGTGCGGTAAAATTATAGGCAAAAAAGCCTGTAAATATAAACCGGCTAAAGGTGAGAATTTCACTCATGGAATGTGTAAGGAATGTCTAAAAAAGAGGGAAGAAAATGGATAAAAAGCTACTAAGTTTAATGTTTCAATGTCTGTATGAATGTAAGGCCCAGGGTATAAGGGCGTGGCCTAAAAGACGGATTTACTGTGCAAAGGCCTTTAGAAAGTCCGGGTATAATCTAGTATATACCACGGATCAGTTTATTGAAGCATGGGAATTTGCTAAAGAGGTGAAGAGATAAAAGGGGGCTAAATGAGAATTAAACTTCAAAGAGTTGATGGAAAATGGGTTTTAATAGTTTATAGGAGGACAAAATGAAAAATAACAGTTTTTCGGTAAGGCTTTCGGATCAAGAGTTAAGTATTATACGCAAAACCGCTCAAAGTGAGGGTATAAGCGTAGGAAGATTGTTTGTTAAGGTGGTTACAGCTTACAATACTATTATGAAGGATTATTGCTCACAATGTGGGCGTAGGCTGCCTTCGAACAAATAGGACACTTAATTCTACTGCCCCAGGTGTATAGACTCTTATTACATTTGGGGCATTTTACTGTCTGGTATTTACTTTTCTTTGGCTCTCTTTTTGTCTTCCTGGCTCTTCCTCTCATCTGTCCACTCCTTTAATATTATTTTTATGGTTTCATAGTCTAGCCCTATTGTTTCATTAGTAGTGTTTTGTAATAGATTTCTACATATATCACAATGCCTTTTATTTATCAGATCTTCCCATGTTACAGCTTTATATTTACCATATTTCATACAGCAAGAGTCATACGTTCCGTCAGGCAATACTATACACATATATCTTCCGAATTGGCATTTTGGGTAGCCGACACATCTATTGTATATGTATTCATCATGCCTTATTGAAGTTTTTAACATTCTGTTTATTATATGGGTTGGCTTTATTATGGGGTATTCTTTTTTGTATTCTTTAGTTTGTTCCCAGAACCTAAAAGTTTCTTCCATAGACAAGGCATCTTCATACCCGCCTACACATTCCGCCGGCAGTATCTTTGCCCCTATCTTCCTTGCATATTCCAGGGCAGGCCTGTATTCTTTTATGTTGTTCTTGGTTACAGTAAATATAAGTGATACCTTTATGCCCTTGCTAAGTGCCATCTCAATATTGTCTAATATCCTGTTTTTGGTTCCGGGTTTACGGTCTATCTCATTCGGATAGCTTACAAATACCCTTCCTATGTCTTTGATAGTATCTATATGTTTGTGTATATTTGTTCCATTTGTTATTAGATTGCAGATACATTTCTTTTCCAGTATATGATTGATTATTCTATCTATACCCTTTTTTAATAATGGCTCTCCGCCTAATATTGAAAATACCCTTGTGCCTAGACTATATAATTGGTCTATTCTAGCTATCCATTCTTCTGTGGTTAATTCTTTAGAGGTCTTTTTTACATAACAATACTTACAGTTCATATTACACTTGTTCGTTATGTATAGTTCCACTATATAGGGGATTTTCTTGCCTAATAACTTCGCTTTGATAAGCGGATATACTATATCTATCATCTGTCCTCCAATATTCTGGCTGTTTCTTTGGCACATTTCTTCCAGCTAAATTCTCTGGCCCGTTCTACACTCTTCCATGACATATCTAGTTGTAGCTTGCTAGAGTTTAATACCTGTTTTATTGCCTGGCGTAATTCTTCCGTGTTATAGGGGTTTACATATATCGGGGCGTACCCGCCTATGTCAGGCAATACACTAAGACTTGATGTAATACACGGCACCCCACAGGCCATGGCTTCAAGTAACGGCAGACAATATCCGTCATAACTCGGTATGGTTACAAAAAGACTCGCCCCGGAATATAGATAGGGCATATCCTCCTGGGGTACATGTTCATAGTGGATCGCCCCTCTTATGTCTATATTACACGGGTTTTGGCCTATTAATACTAATTTGGCATCTATATCCTTACAGGCCCGGACAATCCTATCTACATGACGTCTCTTGAACATAGAGCCTACGTTCAAGACGTATCTGCCCTTTATGTTATATTTGCGTTGTACCTCATTATCTATTCTGGGGTAGTAAAATTCGTCCACTCCTAATGGAATGACTTTTATCTTTTTGTCCGGCACGTTGTAGTATTTCATTATTTCGGTCTTAGAGTGGTTACAGTCTGTTATTATTGTACGAGCCTTTTTTACTGATAGTCTTACCCTATGTCTTATGTATCTGGTAAAAGACTTATCATACCATTCGGGGTGGCTTTCAAAGGATATATCATGTATGGTTACTACGGAGTCAGTCAATACAAAATAGGGTAAAAAGTAATAAGGTGAAAAGAAGGTGTCTATTTTTAACATCTCTTTCGGCATGGTGTATAAGTTCCAAGGCCTCTTAGGTCTTACAAGCCGGCAGTCAAATCGCTCATATCCTAATGGAATACTATCCCTAAAGTATAGCCTGCATCCATGCCAATACTTTAATAGGTTGCTTAAATATGTCTTTACTCCCCCGAAACCGCCCTCTAATACTGTGGCATCTATTCCTATCATTTTTCCCTCGTCTGGTCTAATATTTTCAGCATTGTTTCATTTCTTTCGTTGTGTATTAAGACCTCTGTTTTCATTATACCTAACATATCGTATAAAGTCCCTATTAGTAAGGCAACCAAAAATCCCACAAAGACTATACCTACCATAAGCCATTTACTCTGTATATTAAAGACTTTGTATATTACTAACATCTGTAATACAAAGTTCGCTATACCAGTAAATTGTAATGCAAGTTTGAACCTGAACCATTGTAATGTAAGTCCATATCTTATACCATGTCTTTTGGGCATCTCTACGCTTAGTTCTGAATTGTATTTCACATATCCTCCAGTATTTTGATAGCTTCGTCTATACCTCTATCAAACTCTATTTCATAATCATAATTATCATTCTCCCACATAGTTTCATCTTTTGGATTAACTTTCAGGTCTTCCAACCTCCCCTTGATATTGTTGATTAGAGATGATTTGTATTCACTTATAACACATTTATTTATATTCTGTCCGTATTCAAATATCATTGAGTATTTTTCTTCGCTTGTTATAAGGTTATTGCTAATTAGTTCACCTATAAGCATTGATAACGCTTCAAATAATTCACTTTCCCATTTTTCCATTTCATCTTTCACGAATATCTTTTCTATATCCCCCTCTTTGACCTCTTGCTTGACGTTATCGGGATAATATAAATGGTCACATTTCCCTGTTGGATTTCTGATTGCAGTATCCCCTCCACATACAGGACATACTTTATCCCATATCTCACACTTCCTTTCCTCTTGCTTACCCTCTTTGTGAGTAATTTTACTATGTTTATTGAGTATTTTCTCTTTGTGCCTTACACTACACTTTATGTTTTCTTGAGCTTTTGTAGTGTATGGCTTCTCTTTGTGTTCTGTGTCTATCGGACACTTATCAATATTGCATTCTCCAAGTATATCACAACATCCTATACCATGCGTAGATTTGAAATGCTTACACTCTTTGTGTTCTGTCTTATAGTAACCATGCCCATCAAAACCCTCTTTCATCTCCTCTGATGATATTACCTTGTCCTTCTTGTTATTTAGTCTCTTTAGTGCTATCTCTTTGTCCTTACTCATTTTTGCCTCCGTTTCATTTTATCTAATTTATCTTGATTTCTTACATTTCTTATGCATTCCCTTTCGGCTTTCATAAACATACTTATTATTTTATTGACAAATTTATATGCTTTCGTTTTCCCTTTAATTGTTACCCTATACCCTAAATCCTTGCTTTCTTTTCCGTAAACTTCTTTCCAATGAGGACTGCGTTTTAACTGTTTGAATATTGTGAAATCAACTATTATAATATACCGATTATCTCTCTTGTCAATAAAACATCTTGTCATCACTCCCCCCTTTAGTCCTTTGTTAGATTTTAACCCCTGTCCCCATCTTCTAATATATCCGTTTATAGAGTGCTAATTATCTCTCTTACTACGTTTACCGTTACTCCGTTCCCGCATAATTTATA